TGCGGGTGGACAGATTGTCTATGTTCCCCTTCCCTTTTGGTTCTGTTCAGGATCCTTGGCCCAATATCTCCCCCTTGATGCTATCTCCGCCGAATCTGTACGAGTGCATGTAACCTTTAATCCTCTCAATACTCTTACCTACACCGATGCTAGAGTGGATACAGAGACACAAAGTGTGTATACTCCTGTAACCTTTCCAGGATCGATGTTAATGGCCGTGGGGTCTTCCTTTTGGAGATCCAATCCCACCGCCCCACAACGTGTGTACGGATTAAACCGTTCCATCCCGTCTACAGGAATTTCGGGTGAACTTATCCCAGATCGTACCATGCCTTCTTTGAGTTTAGGAGATACCTACATTCTTGCTGAATATGTGAGTGTAGAAGAACCTGAAGCCATTGCGTTACGATCTTCTGAATTGACTTATTTTGTAGAACAACACAATGCTGTTCCTGTATTGGCATCGCAACGAGCCACTGAGATGCACATACCGTTAGAGTTGCGGAATCCCACCAAAGAAATCTTTTGGGTCCTTCAACGTCCTGAAGCCATGGACTATAACGCATGGTTTCTTTTTACAAGAGATTTAGCTGCTCCCAACCAACCAGAACCTTGGTGGCCTGATGCTCAATTAACTCTCACGCGTGAAAATGATTGGTTGGTCTTACCTGCCTTTCGAAATGCTTTTTCAGAATCATTAGCAGGGGCCACTCTGTTGTACAGTGGAGAAGAACGATTTGATCAAGACGGCGGATCTTTCTTTCGAACCTTCATCCCCTCTTTACATTATAAAAAAATACCGGTTCAAGATCGTTACATTTATGCATGGTCCTTTGGACTACGCCCGTCGCTGCAAGGAGATGAAGAATCTATCCTGGGGGAGGCCTATGCTCCAAGAGGAGCTGCCAACTGGGATAAAATTCCTAGAAAAGAACTCTACCTTCGGTTACAGTCGGCCAGAGGAGGGGGAACCCCTCCTTCTGTCAATGCCTACGTGTGGACCACCACTTGGAATGTCATGAAGGTCTTTGGTGGTCGTGCAGGAATGTTGTTCGATTATTAATTTATAAATGTTTTTGCGGATAAAAAAATTTTTCATCCACAAAAAAATCTTGGATCCTGAAAAAAAGTGTTTGGCAAAAGTCTTGGATCCTGAAAAAAGTGTTTGGCAAAAGTGTCCATTCCTAGAAAATATTTTTAAGGTAAACTTATTTATAAAATTCCTTGGAGTATAGAAATGGATCTTACGGTAATTATTACAGCCTCTTACATTCCCTCTCATCCGAGTATTCAATTAATGCAAGAGGTGATTGAATCATTACGATACACAACCTGTACATCTGAAACACCTGTTCTCTTGGCCCATGATTACAATCCGCATCCTCATTATACAACTTATTTAAAAAACTTAGAAATGTACATTGCTGATAAACCAAATTTTAAAATTGTTTTACGAGATTCAAAAGGTCATTTAACAGGAAATGTTCGCCACGCAGTAACCTTTGTAACCACCGAGTTTATTCTTTTATTGCAACATGATCTCCCGTTTCTACGGCAACTCCCCCCTCTTTCCAAAGTTATAGAGGATATGAAAATAAATCCATCTTTGAAACATGTACGATTTAACCGATTAATCAATACTTACAATATGTATGATAAGTATTGGTTGTTTGGAAAACAAGTATCTTCTACAAATTTTAAATATACAAGAACTTCTGGATGGAGTGACCAGAATCATCTAGCTCGTACCAGTTATTACAAAGATTTAATTTTGAAAGAATGTAAGGATGGTGCATTTATGGAAGCACAATTGTATTGGAAAATTAAAGATGAATCTACCCACGAAACCTATGGAACATATTTGTTTGGAGAATTGGAAGAAGCTCCCTATACAGGAGATCTAGATGGTAGACATACATATCTTAAAAATACCATTATAATTTTTCAAACCTCTACCATTATGTATTCTCCTATTGTAAATGGATTATCTGGAGAATTTCATTTTATATGGGTAGATCCTTCCTGTTTTGTGATGAGTCATTTTCAAACTCAGTTAGAAACATCCTATGCCTGTTTAACAGATTTACACTATTATGCAGATATTTTTAAATTAATTCCAAGTAGATATCATTCCAAATTTAATTTTATTTGTAGCAAAGAAGCTGAAATTCATAAATATGGATCTGATTCTGTAAAAGATGTTTTTTCTTGTTCCGCCACAACACCTGAATTAAGTTCATTGCTAACTAAATATACAGTAAATACGATTCCACATTTAGTTCCGTTGAATGATATAACGGCCTGGAGAACAATGATTCAATCCATGATTTATAAAAATAAACATATTCGAATTTATACAAAAGGAACATTTGAAACCTATGATCTAGAGGATGTTAGAAGATTTGAACAGATCAAACGATCCTATCCATTTTGTAGCCTGGTGGTAGGAGTTATAAAAGAAGGAATGAAACCTTATAAAGATCGTGAAGAATTCATTCGATCTTGTAAATTTGTAGATGAAATTTGTAAAGAAGTTGAACCTACCGAATCAGAATTCTTTTTGAAAAAATATAATTTGGATCTTTGCCTTTAAGAAAGTCGTTTCATACAATCCTCCACCAAGGCGGATTGAATCCGTTTTCGTTCTTCCACATCCGATTGACACTCTAACAATCCACTAAATCGATTGTTCTGTCCTGCATTATAATCAGAATGGTTGGTATCGCAGGGTTTATTTGTTCTGACATCCCAAAGAATCACTGACTTCCCATTGGATAATAAAGGAAGCCACACATGCAATCGATGAGTAGTGATTGTTTTTGCATGGAAAAGATTATACGTGTGTTGGACTGATTGTAAAATCCATTTAGGATCTGTATCATATTTTCCTTCTTGAGTAACTTTGCAATAGAGATCGGTTCCTTTAACACGAACGGGCATATCCACAAACACATGAGTATCGGAATAATCCAAGGTTGGAGTGAATCCAAGACTTGCATCATTTAAATTCAAGACCATGGTAAGACAACCGCTAAAATAAGAAGAAATTCCCAAGGACTCAAACATCTGTGTGGTGGATTTGTCGCGACACCCAATCGGTTGATGTTCTTTGAAATGTGCTACCGTGTTGGGTGTCATCATTCGTTTATCCCCTATATGAACACTTACATACAGAGGATGCATCCAGGTAGGAGGGGGAAAATCGTAATGACTGGAGTACTTGAATTCAGACATCCACCAACCGTTGCAAATCGTTACCACCTTTTTACACCCTTTACAATTTGCTGCGGATAGATTATCTCTATCAATCCATACAATGGGAAATCCATTCATTGTTTGAGTACGAATACATTCTTGTAAGAAGTTGTAAAATGTTTTTACTCGTCCAAAATGATTCCACCACATATAACAAGCTGCAGCGGTTTGGTACCAATCTCCAATGTTATTTTTCCAATCTTTATTCAAATGTTTATTTACAATTCTATACACAAGAATTCCAATTCCATCCATTTTTCTTTTGCGTAAGATATAAACATTTGAATTCTACCTTTCTATAAAATGCCTATCCGTTTGCACATACCAGGAATTCCTCATACCATTACTCAGATAGAGTATAGCCATTGTGCCTTTACGGGAAAGGTGCTGCGCTTTGCTCCGATGATGCGGAGCCGTGGCTTTGAAGTGTACCATTACGGAGTGGAAGGATCTGAATCGGGGGCCAATGAACAAATTCAGCTACTGACAAAAGAGGAATGGTCTGTTCTGCGAGAACAAAGTTACAAAATAGTAAAACCTGAATTATCTATGGAAGAGATTCGTGCAAAGTTATCCGATCCATCTCAGTTTGTAGGAGATTTAGCTAATTTTGATACACCATTATATATTGAATTCAACAAACGACTCCGTGTAGAAGTTATGAAACATTATAGAAGTACCACTACTGATATTATTTGCATTCCTTTGTTTCCTTATAAAGGAATTAATGGACTTCCTGTTGTAGCAGTTGAATCTGGAATTGGATATCCCAATTCATCGTTAGGATATCGCATTTTTGAAAGTTATGCCTGGATGCATGGACATTTGGAACGAGGGTTTGGAAAGGATTATTGGTTTGTAGTTCCAAATTATTTTGATGTCAGTCATTGGACCTTCAATCCCTCTCCCAAAGTGGATACAGTTGGATTTTTAGGAAGGATTTATGATGGAAAGGGATGTCATGAAATTGTTGAAATGGCACGGAAGTTTCCTACCACACGGTTTATCTTGTGTGGTCAAGGAGATCCTACTCGATATTTGGTAGAACCAAACATCTTTTACAAACCTCCTATTCATGGAACCGAACGATCCGATTATTTGGGATCCTTGGTGGCCTGTGTGGCTCCCACTGGATTTGTAGAACCCTTTTGCGGAGTGGCCGTAGAAGCCCAATTGTGCGGTACGCCTGTAATCACAAAGGATTATGGGGCACAGACCGAAACCGTAGAAAATTTTAAAACAGGTGTTCGATGCCATACGTTGGCTGATTATCAGTATGGGATTCAAATGGCTCTCGATGGAAAGTTTGACCGCTCTTACATCCGTGATCGTGCCGTTCGACTTTATGATATGTATAATGTGGCAAAGCAGTATGAATATGTGTTTAAGACGATTATGGATGTTCATAATGGGAAGAATGGGTGGTATTCTCCTGATACCCATTTGACGGCGTTGCGCGATTAAAAATGATAATGATTGAATGTATATAATGTTATATAAATTCAATTTCATATGTCTATTTCTATTTCATTCAGCAAAGAACACAATCGTGATGATTGGATAAAAACTGTAAAAGATGTAATAACCTTTTACAAGAATGATTTTAAAAAAACAAAACAATTCTTTGCAAAAGCAGCATTCAAAGAATTTGTCATAGAAACTAAGAGATGTTTTCTGAGAGAAGAAATTGAACATATGACAGATGAGAGTAAAAAGGCAGTTGCTTTGGCTAATATTGATATAGATGCGTTAACCTATTTCAGAATAGTTGAAATGCAAATTAATACATACATTACCACCATATCTAGAACCCCCTATATTATGCTATCTGAAACAGAGCGTATTGCGGCTATATCACGTATAATAGTTATATTATATACAATTAAATCAAGTGATTCTCCATTAAACATATACAAATTACGTGAATTAATAAGTGAATCTTATACAAAAAATGAATTAATAGACTGTATATTTATGATGATTAATATAATAAAGAAGGATGAATTAAAGGATGCATTAAAGGAAGAAATAAAGAAAGAGAAATTAAAGGAAGAGATTGTCTCTCCTGCGGCACCTCCTGCAAAACGTGCAGCACCTTCTGCACCTTGAATCCCTTGTCGAGGATGATTAGATTTTTGATTAAAATTGAATCTACTATAATGTATAGAACAGTCTATAAATTCAATTCCATATCTACAATGTCCGTTTCAATCAAGGGTCTCGAGAAGGTAAAGCTGTTGAAGGCGTTGTGGGATCATACCAAACCGGCGGCTTTCTTTACATTCTCTGGATTACCGAGTCCAGAGTTTGACGAGGGGGCTGCAAAAAAGGAGGTTTTGACCTACATCGACTACTTTTGTGGCCGGTGCATCAAGACGGATCTGAGCGGTGACACGGCAGATCCCACCAGTTATGATGCTGACTGGGGAGAAGGATTGTTCCAGAAAATTGTTACAAGTATCCGTGGATAAAATTGATCCTCTATAACAAGATATTTTATTTTTTAAACAATATGTATCCTATTCGACCGTATCCTGAGGTGTTTGCAGATCGCCTTCCATGGTACGAAGAAGTTCGCACCAACTTTATGCAATTTGTAGATGCAGTTCAGCTTGAACATGAGTACTATGTGGCATTTCCACAAACCTTTCTGTTGCCGACGATGGTACAGACCCTCGAACACAATGTAAGACAGGCACGAAAGTACATCAAATCTGTGAATGACTACATCGAGAGTGTACCTTATTTACAAAGCCTTACACTTTATGATCGTAGGATTGATGCCATACATTTTATCCTCGAGGATATCAATCTACATGAAAAAAAGATCATGAAACTTTACAAATACTATGATGATATGTACAAGTATACTCCTCCTGCAATTGTACTCCCTTTTGTGAAGTTTCCGTTTGTACCAGAGGAGGGGCAGGAAGATTTCCAGATTGCGTAGCAATCTGGAAATCTTTCTACCGAAGGTGCAGGAAGAATTTTGCATTACGTAGTAATGCAAAATCTTCCTATGATGCACAGAAATAATTTTTAAATTCGTTGAAGGGTACTTAACTGTTGTTGCATTCCTTGAATTGTGGAGCCTTGCTGTTCGATAACATCTATGAGTTTTTTTGTGGCTCCTAAATTTGCCATATAAAGTTGATCATAATCAATTCCAAGTAAATCTGAAAATCCAAAGGAAGAAGTTTGTGTAACTGCCTTTGGAAAAATAGGTTGCACTTCTTGTGCAATTAAACCAATCACATGTTTATCCTCCCGATTTGGAAATACATTACTATCATATTCATATCGTCGTAATGTCAAGGCCTGAATGGATGAATAACAAATATCCAAGTTGGCAAATTCAATGTTTGTTTTAATGCGTCGATCAGATGTAACTCCCCACGTGGTTAGATTATTTGATTGATGGGTTGAACCATTTACATCTAGTGTATATTGAGGGTCATTGCAGTTATTAATTCCAATTAATTTTGTACGATCGGTACCAACTGTAAATGCGGAAATAACAGCGGCCCCCGTATACGTCATTATTTGACATTTATTTGCAACTTGATTTGTACCCCCAAGGGTCGATACACCACATACAATTGAATAGTTGGTAGCAGGAAAATCAATTCTGCTGGAATTTGCAGTAGTTGTAGATGGAATTGTCAATGTACCACTCAATGTAAGACCGGCTGTTGTTAATGTCATAAGAGTAGAAGGAGCTGTATTAATACCACCCGTTCGAAAATCAATTTGACTATATCCTAAATCAAGTTGTGAAGTGCCTCCTGCTACATTTGGAATATATCCACGTCTATCTCCAGTGGGTCCTAAATTGCAATTGATATAATTATAGGATAAATGAATTCCATCTGCTAAAGATTGAAAGGCACCGTACATATATCCCCATGAATTTCCCCCACCGACTCCAATATAAGTATATCCACTGCCAAGAATCGGTCCATTCACTCCCCTACCCATAAACAGATTTCCATTTATATTTGCGCCTCCATTCACATCTAATCCAAATTGAGGAGTATTGCAATTAATTCCAATTCTTCCTGTAAATGTAGTGGGAACCGTTGTACCACTTCTTGGACTTCCAGAAACATTTAATGCCAATGCAGAAGGACCGGCATCTGTAAGAGTGCTGACGGTTCCTCCTAAAAAGGCTACTGTTCCTGTAATACTACCTGCTACATTAAATGCATAAGCACCCACACTATTCGTACTTAATTGTTGTGTAGGAGGTATAAAATTGCCAGTATAGAGAACTTGACCGACTACCACTCGTGCACTATTTATATACCCTTGCCCGAATGTATCAGCTGGATATGGACTACGATATAGAATTATTTGTTTATTTTCATTATGGGCATGACTGACTAAATTGGTGCTCAGTATAGCTGTTCCATTGGAGTAGAGATACATCCAATTTGTAGATCGTGTTAAGGCTAAATGGCACCATGTACTCAGACTAAGGGTACTGGTTGCCAAAAGCGAAAGACTTCCATCCGTGGTTGCACCGGTGGGATATAAAAATCCAAGACCAGCAGAACCATATCGTTGTGTAATGCGAAATTCACGACCTCCTGTTGCAGGACCTGTAAGTGACATAATGGTTCCCCATGATGCAGGAATTGCAGTGGGATAAAAGAAACATTCCATTGTAAAGTTTCCACTTCCAACATTAAAATTACTTACAGGGTCTGTACTAAATGAATCGAATGACCCAGTGGTTTGCCAACTGTAAAATATATTTGAAGTGGTAAGATTGCTAAACAATCCAATATTACCTGATAAAGTACTTACCGTAGCAGAACTCGCAAAGAGTGTATTCCCTCTTAATGAACTGATGGAAAGCAAATTTCCGTTTAAAGTGCTAACTGTGGCTGTACTTGCAAACAGTGTATTTCCTCTCAACGAACTCATAGAAAGTGCATTTCCTGTAAGAGTGCTAAAACTAGCTGTACTTGCAAACACTGTATTTCCTACCAAAGAACTCATGGAGAGTGCATTTCCTGTTAGACTGCTAACGGTCGCTGAACTTGCAAACAATGTATTTCCTACCAACGAACTCATTACAAGAGACGCTCCTGTAAGAGTGCTGACGGTAGCTGAACTTGCAAACACTGTATTTGCTACCAAAGAACTTATCAAAACTGCATTTCCTGTGAATGTGCTGACAGTCGCTGAACTTGCAAAGAGTGTATTTCCTACCAATGAACTTATAGAGAGAGAATTTCCTGTGAATGTGCTAACGGTAGCTGTACTTGCAAAAAGAGTATTGCCCCTCAAAGAACTCATTACGAGGGAAGCCCCTGTTAGAGTGCTAACGGTTGCTGAACTTGCAAATACTGTATTTCCTGTAAGAGAACTTATAGAGACTGCATTTCCTGTTAATGTGCTAAAACTAGCTGTACTTGCAAACAACGCATTTCCTCTCAAAGAACTAATAGAGAGTATATTACCTGTAAGAGAGCTGACAGATGTACTAGCTCCACGTAAATTTGTTATAATTACACTACTCATATTGGCAGTCAGTGTAGAAAGATTACCAGCAGTAATCACCCCTGAACTAATGAAATTAGTATTGATAGAACTTAATTCTAATCCAGGAATTGTAATGGAGCTGATATTGGCTATACCGATTTGAATATTGGGAAGAATCACAGGAGTTGTGCTGGTATAGATGGTACCTCCGTATCCAACTGTTGTAAAATAGTCTGCAGCAGCCGAAACTGCCATATCTGTCAACCCAATTCCAACTGAATTTGTGTTCCAAGTACTGCCGTAATCAGTTGAAATCCATAAATATATATTTGTATAATCATAAGCTACCATGTATTGTCCTGAAGCACTCATTGCAATTTTAATCCAAACCAATGCAGTAGCAGTTGGATTCCAACTCATACCATAATCACTGGATAAATATATACTATTTGCGTTATCAGCATTCACAATCTGATATTGACCCGTTGCCGACATTACCACGTGGCGATTTGTTAATCCAGCATTTACACTAACAGATGTCCATGTCACTCCATAATTAGAAGATTTATATACTATACCTACATCATTAGCATCAGTTGCAGTTTGATATTGTCCAGAAGCACTTACCGCAACATCATACCACCCCCTTTGTGAATCAGTAGGAGTCCATGTAATTCCGTAATCGGATGAGATATAGATATATCCATTAAATACAACTGCTGTTTGATATTGACCTGATGCAGATACATCAATACTATAATAAGTTGCAGTTCCAACTGATTGATTTACCTGTGTCCATGTACGCCCATAATCGGAAGAGACATAGATATAATCAGACTGTGCTACAACCGATTGATATTGTCCAGAAGCGGATATAGCAATCTTATAAAAATCAACAGGAGATGGACTTCCTGGAGAAACAGCCCATGTAATTCCATAATCATTCGATAACCAAATAATTACACCTTGATCAATCGCCGATTGATATTGTCCAGACGCCGACATTGCGATTGAAATCCAATTACCCCCTGGTGTAATGGAAGGAACGGCCGTTAAGTTGGCTCCTATAGCACTTCCAACCACTTGTGTATTTGTATAGACTTCTGGAGCATAGAAGGTATCAAAGGTTCCAGAGGTTCCTTTGAAAGAACCAGGTACTGTCAAATTTTGTTGATTATTATCCCAAAAGATTTGTCGAGAGGAATCAAACCAACGACCACTCATTCTATTCTACCACTATCCTATTTTCCAGCACGAACCACTCGTAGTAAAACTTCTAACAATTTGATGGGTGATTTAGGACATTTAACTTCCGCCATGCGACCAAATTCTTTAAAATCAATTGTACCGGTCCAGCCTTCTCCTGTCGTAACCCATGTTGAGAGTCGGGATTGCAGTTCTTTTACCGGTGTAGAGTCCATAGGAAGTTTTAAATCATTTCGAATCTTATTCATCACCGTTAACACCTGCTCCAATCGTTTTTTCTTAGTCTCTTCCATCTTCTTCTCCATCTCTTTGATGGGGAGAAGAAGAATTAAAAATATATGTTACCGCCCTCCCATTATCTTCCACATCCATTAATCTGACAGGTCGTTCCGTTGCATTTATTTTTTCCAATAAAATAATTATATTTGGCATCATAGGAAGGGAAGGTTACTTTGCAGGT